GGGCCGACTTCCTTCTCGTCCGGGTCAGTCAAGCCAGCAGGCGTGTCGTTGGTGTCACTCATGGTGGCGAAGGTACATGAGTTCTGTCATCATGTCGATCGACACCAAGGAGGGTTCCAGTGTCAGACGCACCCGCCCCACAGGGGCTGGCGCCAGAGGGCGACCCCGCGCCAAGCGGACCAGTCGAGTCTGCGCCGACACAATCCGAAACACCGTCAGCACCACCTGAACCGGAATACCTCGAACTCGACGACAGCCTTCGCAGCAAGCATGTGAAGGTCAAGGTCGATGGCGAGGAACTCTCGGTTCCGCTGGAAGAAGCGCTGCAGGGGTATCAACGACAGGCTGCCTTCACACAGCATTCGCAACAGCTGGCCGAGCAACGCAGGGAAGCGGAAGACGCGCTGCGACTCCACCAGGCGATGCTCGCCAATCCCGGGCTGACCGTACAGATTCTGGCCGATCGGTCAGGCATGTCGGTCGAGCAATACCTGGGGCTACAACGAGCACAGGCGGAAGCGCAGCAGCAGGCAGAGCAGGAGCCTGAGTTCGATGATCCTCTGGAACGTGAGTTGTATCGAGAGCGTCAGGCCCGCCTGGCGTTCGAGCGACAGATCACCGAGCGTGAAGCCCAGCGAGAAGCCGACCAGCAGTTGGCCCGAGCGGTGTACGGATTGCAGCAGCAGTACGGACTGAACGAAGACCAACTCCGAGCGGTTGTTGGCACCGCGATGCAAATGAATCTCGGTGTCGAGTACCTACCGATCGTGTATCAGGCGATGGCTTACCAGGCGACACAGGCAGCAACAGCGCAAGCGAATGGGCAGCGATCTACGGAGGACGCGCAGCGACAAGCTGCAGCCGCGCAAGCGGCGGCAGTGATCGGCAATGGCACGGGTGTGGTTGGGGGCGGTTCGGCTCCTGCGAACGTCGAATACTCGAACTACCGAGAAGCGATCGCAGCCGCCTACGACGAAGTGGAACGCCGCCAGCGCTAATCGGTCCGACCCTCAAAGGGCAGACCAATGACACTCGCTACCCATACCCCATCCGTCTGGAATGAAGTGCTGTCGAGCACTCTCCACAACATGCACGGCAAGCTTGTCGACAACATCTTCCGCAAGCGCCCGCTGCTCGAACACCTGATGAGCAACGGCCGTGTCCGTATCGAAGATGGCGGCTACTCGATCGTCGAGCAGCTGCTGTACGCCGAAGGCCAGGCCGACAGCTACGGCGAATGGGACACCATTCACGTCGTGCCGCAGAACACGATCACGGCGGCGCAGTACTTCTGGAAGCAGCTGTTCGCGACCATCGCCATCTCGGCCTTGGAGAAGGCGCAGAACAACGGCAAGAGCCAGGTGATCAACGTCATGGACGCCAAGATCACGCAGGCCGAGGGCACGCTGCGCAAGCGCCTGTCGGGGATGCTCTACGGGACCTACTCGTCGGCCACCCCGGCCAACGACTTCAACTCGCTCAACGTGCTGATCGACGACACCACCCCGGTCGGTGGCATCGACCCCGCCACCGAAACGTGGTGGAAGTCGTACGAGAAGGCAGTCGGCGCCGTCGACGCGGCCGGTCTCGAAACCGAGATGCGCACGGCCGTGATGACGACCAGCGACAACGGAGGCGACGAGGTCGATGCGATCTTCACTGATCCCGCGACCTACTCGTTCTTCGAGTCGACGCTGACGCCGCAGGTCCGCTTCACCGACACCAACAAGGCCAACCTCGGCTTCCGCAATCTGCTGTTCGAGAACGTCCCCATCATGTGGGACGCCGACTGCCCGGCCGGAACGATGTTCGGGATCAACTCCGACTACGTCGGCCTCGTGATCCACAAGGATCGCAACTTCGCTCACTCGCCGTTCTCGGACGACCTGTCGGGCAAGGCCGGGACGCTCGCCGCACCCGCCTCGGGCGCTGGCATCGGCCAGACCTCGGCCAACGTGATCGACGCCAGCGTGGCGTTCATCACCACGTTCGGGAACGCCACGGTCAACAACCGTCGCCGTCTGTTCAAGCTGACGGGCATCTCCAAGGCGCCGTGACCTTCATCGCCCGGCTCGGTTCCGTTCACGCTGGCCGAGCCGGGCGACCTGAAAGGATGGCGCCATGACGCAGCCGAACAATCCCTACGCCCGACCGATCAACGCCACGCGCCCCGACGCGGTGTTGCAGAGCGAGCACTACGGCCAGCGCGCCACCGACAAGCGCCGCAGCCACGAGACCAAGGGGCGCGAAGTCTCGCCTGCTGGTCGCTTCCAGTCGGGCGTCACCGCCGTGCCCGCCTGGCCGGACGCTGAGCCCGCGCCGACGAAGCCAAAGACCAAGCGTGGGCCCAAGGCCGACAAGGTGATCGTCGATGAGCAGCCCGCACCCATCACGGAGGATGACCTGTTCGGATGAACCTCACCGATCTTCGCAGCGTCGTGCGGGTGCAGACGCAAACCACGTCGGCCGACCTGCCCGACCCGACGATCGACGCCTATCTGCAGCAAGGCTTCGAGCGCACGATCAACGGCGAGACTCGCTGGCCGTTCTACGAGCAGACCTGGGACGTGACGCTCAATCCCGGCGCTTCGACGATCGCCTTGCCCGGCGACGTGAACCCGCCCGGCATCCACTCGCTGACCGACAAGGTCCACAACTACCGGCTGCAGATGGTGGCGCCCGAGTTCGCTGAGGATCGGTACGCCGGACCGCAGGTGGGCACGATGCTGCCGACGCAGTACAGCGTGTGGGGCAGCCAGATCACGACCTACCCGCGCAACGGCGACGCCGTGAACTCGCGCACGTACGTGCTGCGTGGCTACCGGCGACCACTGACGTGGCTCAACGCCGCCAACGAGCCCGACTGCGATGCCCGGCTGCACTTCTGCCTCACGCACTACGCCTGCGCGCTGGCCTATGCCCAGCAGGAAGACGACCAGTTGGAAGCGACCTACATGGATCGCTGGATGCGTGACGCCGAAGCGGCGCGCACCGCGATCATGGACCCGCGTCATCAGCGCCCGCTGGTCTACAACGGCTCGGTCGCAGGTGTCCCGCATGGCGCCAATGGTTGGGTGTTGACGCCGCCGTGACCGCCCAGCCGCTCAACGTTCTCGACTTCACGGGAGGGCTCAACCTCCGCCAGACCGACTTCATGCTCGAAGACAACGAGTCGCCGTCGATGCTCAACATCAACATGGACCCGCGTGGCGGGATCGTGACGCGAGCGGGCTGGACGGGTTGGAACGCCAACGACGTAGTCGCCACGCCGACCACCAACTGGCGCCCGCGCAACGCCGAGATGCATCTGTTCTCGACGGGCGCCTGGGCGGTGTTCGTGACCAACGCCAACAGGGTCTGGACTTGCCAGCAGGGTCAGAACTTCGTCGACATGGCGATCACCGCCACCGCCACGCCGCACCTGGCCGACCTGGCGGGCTGGGGTGACACGGTCTACCTCGCCACCGGTCGCAACAACCAGGCGGCGAAGGTGACGGGCATTCCCGCCAGCGGCAACCTGGCGACGCTGATGACCAAGCTGGCGACGGGCAACTACGACGACGACTACACCAACGACGTGGCGGGCAACAACACCTTCCCGGCGTGCGAGTTGGCGGAGGCCCACGGTGGCTACATGTTCGCCGCCAACATGATCGAGAACGGCGTCACCTACCCCAACCGGCTGCGCTGGTCGCACCCGGACATGCCCGAGAACTGGGCCACCGCCGACTACATCGACATTCTGCAGGGCGGCTCCAAGATCACCGCCTTGAAGTCGTTCCGCGATCACCTGCTGATCTTCAAGGTCGACAGCGTGTGGGCGCTCTACGGCTACGACCGCGACTCGTGGCAGTTGATCAAGGTCTCGCTCTCGATCGGGACGCCGCAGATCGGTGCCGTCACCAAGTCCGAGGATGCGATCTACTTCTACTCAGCCTCCGGTCGCAACGGCATCTACCGCTACCAAGGCAACGACCCGCAACTGATCAGCGAGCAGATCAAGCGGGCGACGGACTCGATCAGTACCGACACCGACGTGTGGCTGGGCTGGATCAGTCGTCGACTGTGGTGCTCGACGCCGTACGACCCCGAACCGGAGTTCAACAGCCACGGCTCCATCATGATCTACGACCCCGAGATTGGGCAGGGCGCGTGGATCAGGTACAAGCCCGCGCTGGGCACGATCGCCTGCATCGTCGAACGCTCCGACATTGCGACCGAGTACCCGATGGTCGTGACCTGTGGCTGCACCGGCTACGCCGGGATCATGCGCACGATGGTGGCGCCGAGCCTGGCGGGTGACGTGTTCAAGCCGGGCAGCGCCACGGTCGGCTTCCGCTGCTTCTACCGCACGTCGTGGAAGCACGCCGGGTACCCCGAGATGCAGAAGTCGTGGCTGCGTCCGCGCGTCATCTCGCGTAAGCCACCGACTGCGGTGACGGTGCGCATGAACACGTACTGGAACTACGACGCCGATGTGGCGCAGCGCTCGCACGTCTTCGGCGTGCAGTCGGCGGGCGGTGTCTTCTGGCGTGCCGGTGGTCGAGCCGACCCGCTCGGCGGTGGCTTCAACTGGGACGACGGAGCACTATGGGGCGGTGGCAGCGCGCAGGGTGACGTGATCGTGCGGCCGACCGCGCCCGCCGTCGCCACTCGTGGCGGATCGCTCGGATGGGCGCGGTCGGTGATGTTGGAGTTCTTGCCCGAGGATTACACCAGGGCGCTGGCCTGGTCGGTCGATGCGATCGTGTTGAAGTTCAATCCCCGGAGGTTCACGACATGACGGCGATGGCGCCACTGCGCGACATTCTCAACAACACGCCTGCCACCGCCGTCGACGTTGACTACAACTTCGGCGTCATCGAGGGCCACGTCGGCCAGGAGTTGATCAACCGCGACGGCTCGGTGGCGATGACCGGGCCGCTCTCGCTGCCGGGCGCGCCGACCGCCGCCCAGCACGCCGCTACCAAGGCGTACGTCGACTCCAACGTGGTGCCGATCGGCACGGTGTGGGAGTTCGCCGGGCCCAACGCCCCAGCCGGGTGGGCGTTCTGCGACGGGTCCAGCAAGTCGACGACCGACCCGCTCTACGCGGCGCTGTTCGCGGTGATCGGCTACGCCTACGGCGGCGCTGGTGCCAACTTCAACCTGCCCGATCGACGTGGCCGCGTCGGCGTCGGTCGCTACCAGGGCGACCCCCTGTTCGGCACGCTCGGTGCCAGGGGCGGTTCTCGTGACCTGATCATCGTCAGCCACTCGCACACGACGCCCGCTCACGTCCACGCGATGGGGGATCACCAGCACAACGTCAACCACGCCCACACCGCTTCGTCGGGAACCGAGTCCGCCGATCACTCCCACAGCGGGACGACCGACGCTCAGGGCGCCCACACCCACGCCGCCTCGGGCAACCCCAACATTTGGGCGTTCGGTGGCACCGGCACGCTCGGCATGGACACCAGCGGTACCGGCCACTCGGGAGTGCCCTCGAACCTCTACGCGCTCGACACCGCCCCCGCCCACCAGCACAACATGTCGACCGGTGGTCGCAGCGCCGCCCACACCCACCCGATCACCGTCGACGGCAACAACTTCAACTCGGCCGGGATGACGGCAGCCGTCAACACCGGAGCGACTGCCCCTTCGACCGATGCTGCAGGCGTGTCGGGTGCCAACGGCAACCTCGCCCCCTATGAAGTCGTGAACTTCATCGTCAGAATCGGCTGAGATGGCAACGTTCTCCCCCTACAACGCTGGCGACTACGAACGCCAGAAGACCAACATCGAATACGACTACGGCCAGCAGGCGGCGACCAACGCCTATGGCCGCTTTCTCAGTCAGCAGCGCGGTGAGCGCGGGCTGGGTGACATGACCCGTCAGTTCGGTCAGGGCTACGCCCCCTACAAGGCGCAGTTCGGCCAGCGCGGGCTCGCGGGCGGCGGCGTCCAATCCGGCGTGCAGCATCAGGCGATGCAGAACTACGCCGGGGACTACATCCGCAACTATGGCTACGGGGCCCAGGACCTGACCCAGCAGCTGCAACAGTTCGACCTGACTCAGAACAACCTGGATGCCTTCAAGCAGCAGTCGCTGGGTGACTTGGAATCGCAGAAGGCGCAGTCGATCGCCAACGACGCTCAGGCGTTGGAGTATCTGCGTCAACTCGTAGGAGGTTTGTGATGCCGTACACGAATGGGTCGGGTGGCTACTACATCCCCCAGCGCTACACGGCGCGCACGCCGGTCACTGGCCGCACGACGCCGTCGCGCCCGACGAACATCCTCAACCAGCTGGACTACAGCAGCTTCAAGCCGAGCGATCCGCGCAGCCCGCTGTTCCTCGCCGCCAACACGCCGGGCGCGCGCAGCACGATCAACAACAACCCGAACGCGTTCGTGCAGGGTTACGAGCGGTACATGTCCGGTGGCGGCTACCCGGCCACGCAGCCCAGCTTCCCGCCGTTGGGCAAGCAGCCCGGCAGCGGCGGCGGTGGCGGTGGCGGTGGCGGTGGCGGCGGCGCGGCTGGGATGGACCAGACGACGTTCGACTGGCTGATGGCGCAGCTGCAGAACAAGCCCGGCGAGATTGGCTACCGCCCACTCGACCTGCCCGACCCGAGCCAGTACATGCATTGGGACCCGGCGCAGTACGACGTCGCTCGCCAGGGCGTGGCGAGCGGGCTGCAGGGCGTTCAGCAACGAGCGACGACTGCCTACGACCAGGCGCAAGGTGAACTGCAGCGCTATCAGAACCCGTACGCGGCGGGGGCGCAGACCGCCAACCCCAACTACTCCGACGCGCTGGGGGCGATGGCGCAGGCCAACGACGCCTACGGGCAGGTGCATCAGACGGCCGGTGAGGGCGCTCAGGCCGACCGCGCCTTCGGCAACCTGCTGGCGCTGCTGTCGGCCAACGACCAGTCGCGCCAGGCGGGCAACCTGCGGGCGCTGGCTGGCGATCGCACGACCACCGAGCAGAACCTGGGGCTGGAAGGCAACATGTTGAACCTCGGCGTCAACATGGCCCAGGCCAAGGGCAAGACCGCCTTCGACCAGGCGCTGCAGAACGCGCAGTACGGCGCCGCGACGCAGGAGGCGACGAGCAATTGGGGTCGCCAGAACGACGTCGAGAGCACCAACGTCGCCGCTCGCAACGCCTGGCTGCAGAACACGCTGCAGCAGATTCTCGGTCTCGTCGGCTCCAAGGCGAAGGGTACGACGCTGCCCGGCGACATGTCCTGGCTGTCAGCGATCGGACCAGGCTTCAATGTCCAAGGCGGTAGCTATCCGATCCCGCCGCTCCCGGCTGCTGCGTGAGGTAGGTCATGGACCCCGAACTGATGAAGGCGATGCAGACCTACTTCATGCAGGGCTCGCCCACGCCGATCTACTACGGCACGGGTGAGTCCCCGAACCCCGACGCCCCTGAACTCGATCCGTTCGCGCAGAACGTGTTCGCCACCGGGGCGCCACCCAACACCGACAAGAAGGGCAACCTGCTGCCCTACAACCTCGACTACGCCAAGTCGCTGATGAACTACCAGCAGGACGCGTTGCAGTCGGTGGCCGATCCGATGAACGCCTACCTGGCGAGCCTGTTCGGGGGCGAGGGCTTCGCACCCGGTGCCTTCTCGCAGGTCGACAAGACGACGCCGATCGAGTTGACGCAGATTCCGATGCTGCAGCAGTTGTCACAGACCCGCGGCGTCAACGGCATCCTGGCGGGCTTCATGCTCGGCGGCGACGACTACCGCACGGCGGTCGCCAAGCTGCGTGCCGGGCTCAACAACCCCGAGCAGCTGGGGCTCACGCCCGACGAAGTGAAGGCGCTGCAGGTGGAGTTGCCCGGTCGCCAGAACGGTCTCACCGGAGAGCCGCTCGATACCAGCGACCCCAACAACGTCGACTGGAACTCGATCACCAAGGACGCGCAGTCGATGTGGCAGCCGCTCGCCCAGGAGCAGGCCAAGATCAGCGCCCCCGGCGTCACCCAGGACGCCAACGGCAACTACCTGTCGGTCGAGAAGGTCGACTCGCCGCAGATGGAGTTCATCAAGAAGCTGGGCCTGCCCGATCCCACCGCGCAGTACGACCTGCAGTGGGCGTTGGAGAACGACCCCACCGTGCGCGGCGTGATGATGCAGTCAGCGACGTCCAACAGCGCCGCCGAGAACATGCGCAAGACGCTCGGTGAGTACACCAAGAAGTTGGCCAAGCAGCGCGAGGCCGAGTCGCAGGCGCGCGCCAACGACGCCCAGGTGCTGGCGAAGTACCGCCAGGGCCCGCTCGCTGATTGGGCGGCGCAGGGTGCTCAGCGAGCAGCGCCGATCCAGCAGGCGATGAGCGACTACTTCCGCCAGGCGACCGAAGCGGGAGCGCCGATCCATCTCCCCAACCAGGATGCGATCAACCAGCGCAACCAGCGCATGGGTCAGTTCCAGGGGCAGCCGACGATGGAGATGACGATGCCGATGGGCGCGCCCACGGCGGCGCCGACCGGCCCGCAGTTCGGGGAGGGTGAAGCGGGCGGGATGACGTTCACGCCAGGCTGGAAGGCCGGTGCTGGTCCCGCGCTCGGCGGGCTGCAAGGCGTTGGCGCCCCGCCCGCTCCGCCCGAACTGTCGATCTACGGTCGCAATCCCGGGATGACCGCCGATGATGTGGCGGCGCTGTTCAACAAGGCGACGTCGTTCCTGCCGAACCTGATCAAGCCCGATCGTGCCGTCACGTCGGCCGCTCGTGATCCACTGCGCAAGGTGGCGTCGGTGCTCAACAAGAAATCCGCTGCTGACCAGACGGCGCTGTTCCAGTCGATGATCCCGTACATGACGCGCCAGCGTCAGGGTCGCACGCCCGCCAAGGACGTGGTGCAGCAACGGTTGCTACCGCTGTATGCCTCTGGCGCCTACGGTCAACAGGGAATGCCCAGCGCCTATCCCACTCGTGACGCCATCACGGCGGCGCTGTTCGGTGGCTGATGGTCTCCCCGATCGCGCAGATCAACCGGATGCAGCGCCTGTCGGGCGGCGTCACGGTGATGCCGCGAGCGGTCGCGCCCGCTGCTCCGCCGCGCCCGATCCGTCAGGTGCCCGCCAACATGTCGGTGGTCGACAAGTTCATGGCGCGCTCGGACGACCTGCTGCGCGATCCGGCGTTCGCTCCATCCGGTAGCGGTGGTGGCGGTGGTGGCGGCGGCGCTCCGGGCGGGCTCGGTTTCGTCGTCGGTGGTCTCGGCAAGTTGGGGATGGGGGCGCTGTCGGCGCTCGACTATCCGCGGGCGGCGGTCACGTCGGGCATTCGTGAACTGCTCGACACCGCTGCCGCCGAGGAACTGAACAAGACGCTCGCCAAGTTGCCCGGCGTCGACTACTCCCCGATCCAGGCCGAGGATGCCAACGCCAGTTGGAGCGACTTCTGGAAGCAGATGAAGGGCCACGAGGGCTTCGGCAAGCTGATCGTGGAACC